CTGCTTGCCGGCGGCAACACCAACGCTGACACGGTCCGCGACATGGCCACAGCGATGACGGGCTACGCCGCACGCGTCATCATGAACGACGACTACAGCTTTACGCTGGAATTCCTCGGTGAGACGGATGACCTTGTTGAGTTAGATCTGAGCAGCCTGACCGATTCCGTCAATCTCATCAGTCCGGCGCATCTGCGCTTTATCATCGCCGGTCTGACGTGGGAACGGTTTGAGGCTGTCAACATGACATGGCAAAAACTGGAAGATATGAATATGACGTGGGAACGGTTGGAAGAGTCTGTTCCCATTGTCGGAACAAAACAGTAAAGGAGAGCAATATGAGAAGTCAGGGACGGTTTGGTGCCAATTACAGTGTGAATGGGCACCGCACGAGCGGCGAGCGCCGCGTCGACTTTAATAAGGGGTATAGTTTCCTCTTCGAACGCTGCTTTGAAGAAAATACCTTGGAGGAAATTGAGAAAATCGACTGGTCTCATGTCACTGTGAAGACACTGGATGCGAACTATCCTCCCTGCAGTCTTCCTGAAGGATATTCCTTCGTTGTCAAGGATATTCAGTACATCAAGTGCTACGACAGCTTTGAGGTGACGATTGAGGTCGACAAACAGTACTGGGGCGATGTGACGCCCTATCAGGCGCAGATTGCCGAGCTGACGGCGGCATCCGAGGCCAAGGACAGTGAGCTTTCCGAGAAAAACGCCCTGATTGCGGAAAAGGCGCAGCAGATCGCGCAGAAAGACAGCAAAATTGCGGAAATGGCAGACGCCGAGCAGGCGGCGAAGATCCTGCTCGGCGAGGCCGACTAACGGGGATGTGATAGGATGACCGCCTACGAGCAGGCCGATCAGGAGCGCAAGCAGCTATGGGATAGAAAAGAGCTCGTCAAATCGCAGTTAAAGGACATCGTCGATCCGGAAGAGCTCGCCAAGCAGAAAAAACGCTATGGCATTCTTGAGGCAATGTATGAAGAAGCCCTGCTGCGTATGGAGGCTGCCCGACCGCCGAAGGACAAGCGGCGGAAGGCCCCCAAGCAGCGCAGGATCGCTCTTTATATGGAAGGCGTTCTTGAATCCGAAAACGCTTGCCGCGGCGAAGCTAAAGACGGTGCTGTTGCCGATATTTTCGGGAATACGGTGCGTTGGACGGACCTTGACATTGATCCGGATGACGAAGGCAAAAAAGCCCGCCTGATGCGATGCCTCAAGCGCGGAAAAGCCGCCTGCTCGCCTCGGCAGCAGGAAATGCTTGATTTGTTTTTGCAGGGGAAATCGATTCGGGAAATTGCAGAAGCAACGGGGGTGGATAAGACCACAGTGTCGAGAACTCTAAAGCGCGCAAAGAAAACGATCAACGAAATCGAAGGAGCCATGCGCAACGAAGAGCGCGCAGAAGCTCGGGGCGTTATTGATTTTTCTTCAAGAGAAGTGGCCGAGGACATTCTTTCTTCCCTGACCGAAACGCAAGCCGTTTACTTATATCTTTACTACGGGGAATGGTTAAGCCTGCGGGATATCGGCGAATTGCTCGATAAGAGCCACGTTTCCGTATGCAATGGAATCCACCGCGCAGTAAAAAGGATCCGCGAAAAATATAACGATAATGAGGCCTTGATGCTCTGCGGTGCTGAAGACCTTGAACCCATGCTATATGAGATATATCAACAGCCGGATATCGAACACCTCGTGCCTCAGCGGGCAAAAGATGCTGCAAAGCACGCCTATGCGAAACGGAGGTTCCCAGAAAACATGGAAAAGAGGAACTTGCGCCATAGGGAAATATGGAACGAACCGATATGGGCACAACGAAGAATTCGTAAAGTCAATGACAGCAGACTGCTCCGCGCTCTGCAAGACGCGGCAGCACAGCGCGCCACATCGGTGTTAAATCTGTTGTCAAAGCTGATCACTTATGCACGAAAGAAGATTTTGAAAGGAGTCGATTCCTATTATGAGTGGAAAAAGCTACACTGAGCGCGCACGCGCGCTGAGGCCCTATATCGAGCAGGCCAGCGAAAGCCTGCCGAACAGCGACGCAGCAAAGGCCGTTGAGATGTTCCCGCGCTGGGCGGATCACATCGGCGAGACCGTCAAGCCCGGCGACCGCCGCAGCGATACGGACGAAAGCGGCGTACTGCACGTCTACCGCGTCAACAAAGGTCAGGGCCACACCACGCAAGAGAACTGGCCACCGCACTCCACCCCTGCCATGTGGACGATCATCAACGTCGACCACGCGGGCACGCAGGATGACCCGATTCCGGCCGCTCGTGGTATGGAGTACACCTATGGTCTTTATTACAAAGACCCCGAAGACACTAAGCTATACCTGTGCGAGCGCACCGGCGAGGCCGCCGGCGGGAAGATCGTCTTGCAGTATCTGCCACACGAGTTGATAGGGAACTATTTCACGGCGGTGAGCGCATGACGGCGGCGTTGATTTCCGCCGCAGCGGCGGTGGTGGTGGCGCTCATCGAGGCCCTCGCCGCCCGCGACCGCCGGCGCGACAAGAAGGGGCGCGAAAAGGCCGCCGAGCAGCAGAAGATGCAGGAGCAGCTGATGCTCAAGCTCATCGAGGGCAGCTGGGCGGCTATCGCGCTGGGCGAGGCAACGGCGAAGGCGATGCAGCGTATTCCGGACGCGCACTGTAACGGGGACATGCACGCCGCACTGGACTACGCCGCCGAAGTGAAGCACAAGCAAAAAGAATTTTTGGCCGAGCGGGGAATTCACTCCATCCTCGATAACGGGGCGGCGGCATGAAAGCGCTGAAAGCCCGCTGGGACAAGATGAAAAAGCGGGACAAGTACATATCCATCGCCATTTTCAGCCTGACGTGGTACACCGTGGCGTCGCTTATCATGACGGCGCTCGGCGTGCCGCCGCCGGATGTGCTGACGGAACGATGGTTCAAGGCGTGGACGACGGAGCTCGTCGTGGTGGCGGGCATCAAGATTTTCAGAAAGGACGATACGGCTTTATGAATGAATTACTGAACAAAAGAATTGCGAACCTTCTCAGCGTGAAGAGCCTTGTGACGATCGCGCTGACGGCGACCTTCTGCATCCTGACGGTGCGCGGCGCGGTCACGCAGGAGTTTAACACCGTGTACCTCATGGTGATCGCGTTCTACTTCGGCACACAGAACGCCGCGGGCAGCGCGAAGGGAGAGTGAGCGGTGTGAATATCCGCAAATATCCGGCCAACGCCGGGAACGTCGGCGGCACGCGCGCGGCGAGCGGCATCCACTACATCGTGATCCACTACACCGGCAACGACGGCGACACGGCGATGAACAACGCCAAGTATTACGCGGGCAACGTCGTGAAGACCAGCGCGCACTACTTCGTCGACGAGAAGGAGATCGTACAGAGCGTGGACGACCTGCGCATCGCGTGGGCGGTCGGCGGCAACAAGTATCCGAGCTGCGCGCAGACCGGCGGCGGGACTATGTACGGCAAGTGTAAGAACGCCAACAGCATCAGCATTGAGCTGTGTGACGCGGTCAAGAACGGCGTATACGCGCCGGGCGCGAAGACCGTCGCGCAGGCACTTGGGCTGACGAAAGCTCTGATGAAGAAGTACAACATCCCCGCGAGCAACGTAATCCGCCATTTCGACGTGACGGGCAAGCTCTGCCCAGCGTACTGGTCCGGCAGGGAGAATGCAGGCAAGTGGGAAAGTGAGTTCCACGGCAAGATTGCGGGGCCGGACTACCGCGCGCAGCTTCAGAAGCGCGCGGGGTTGACGGACGGCACGATGGATTACCTCTCGGCGTATCAGTACGGCGATGACTTGATCCGCAAGCTTGCGACGATGCGCTGACTGTCTAAGCACAAAACACCCAGACAGCAAAAGCTGACTTGTTACTACCTAAATCTGCACTCCTATAATGGGGACAGTATAAAGCGCCCGAATCGCTACCAATTTGTGCCTCGCTTCTGAGACAGAAAAAGGTAGTAATTTCGGGCGCTTTTTGTTCCACGTTTGTTCCACGAAATGACAGAAAAAAACAAAAATCGTCAAATGACATGAAATACAAAATGAAGAAAATTAAGAAATATCAAGCAACACGGAGACTGCGAAAAGAAAGCGAATATAAAGAACCTCTTTCGAGTCCTGTACCGCGCACCAGAGAAAAACCTTGAAGCTTCAATGGCTTCAAGGTTTTTTTATTGCCCTGAAACGGATTTTACCCTTTAT